CCAATTGCCGCAGCCTTCCCGGGATGTCCGCGAGAGATACCTGAACCGGGAAATCGACAATCTTCAAGTCGGTCACTTCTCGCCATCCTTCCATGCCAGGAACTCCACCCACAGGCAGAGAAGGCCCGCGACAGCTAGGCATAGCCCAAAGGCGAGCATGTCACTTCACCCGCTTGACGCCAAACTTCTTGGAAATGGCTTTATCCGACTTGTCGTCCGCCTTCTGAGCGGCCTTGGCGTTCTTACCCTTGAACTCCATGCGGGCCTTGGCCTCGCGCGGGAGGGTAGACTTGGACTTCATGCGCATGACGGGTTCCTTAGCTGGGTGATATAGCGAAAGGCGCCCGGAGAGAGCGCTGGGTCGTCCGGACGGCGCAAGGCCATCTGGATGCAATACGTAAGATACTGCGGTCTCACTTCTTGCCCCGCTTGAGGATGCGGTTGGCCTTGGCATCGATCTTCGCCTTGGCCGAAGGACTCAGATTGCCCTTGGCTTCCTGCTGACTGGCGCGGGCCTTGGCGTTCGCGGCGTGCGATCGATCCGGCATGGGGTAGGCTTTGCGCCCGGGCTGCCCGAAATCGGACTTGGGAAGCGCCTTGCGGGCCTTGGTAGTGAGCTTTGCCATGGAACCCTCCTAGATGGATACGTCGAGCCGGTACGGCCCGTTGTTGGTGTCGTAGGTGGCGCTCGGGTAGAGCGGCGAATCAATCACGGTGAAGGAAAACTCCGCGTTGTACAGCTCGCCGTTGTCCAAGGTGACGGTACAGAGGACGCCACCCCAGCCAGCGAAGTTGAATGAGACGTCAACCATGGTCTCGCGCTGGCCGTGGGCGATGCGCGGATTGGACATGTAGACCGACCACGGCGACGTGGTTTCCCAGCGAGCGCTCACGATGGTCCGGCCGGCGGGTAGCGCCCCATTGAAATTGGCAATAACGCAGCGCTTGGCTTGGCGTCGTACCCGCGTCACGGCTTGGCGCGAGAGCGTGTACCCCGATACGTAGTTCCGGGTGGTGCGCCCGAGTTCCTGGCATGGCGCAACGGCATCCACCGTGATGCTGATGGTGGCCGGGCTACTGGTGACACCGCCGGACGTTCCGGTGTAGGTGAAGCTGTCGAACCCGGCGAAATTGGGCGTGGGCGTGTAGATCAGCAGGTTGTCCACGAGCGTCACGGTGCCATGGGTGGGTGTCGTGGCGATGCCTAGGATGGCCGACGGATCCGGCGTCCCATTGCTCGTGACCAGGGTCGGTACGGGGTTGCCACTGCTGTTCTCCGGGACCTCCATGCTTTCATTCGACGCCACGACGACGGGGGCCGGCATTTCCACCATCGGCGTGAATTTCATCAGTAATGTAGGCATGCCTCATCCCTTCCTTTCGTCCCATGAGTGCTGTGATGACTATTCACAAGGCCGATGCTCGCATGCCCATGCCATTCGATAAAGTCCCCGCCGATGCCGCCGGAAGGTTCATGGGATTAGGAGCGGCGGGGGAAAAGCTTGTGACCGATACATACGTTCCGCCTGTCGCCCAATCCGAAAAGCCATACCCCACATGAGCGGTCGCGTCGAAACTGATGTTCTGTAGCTGGAGTGCTAAGCCACTCAGCCCCGCGGTCGGCGCAATGCTCACGCCAATCACTTCGCTGCCCGTGAATGCGCCTGTGCTGCAAGTAACACTTACCGCGCCTGCCATATCGACCGATACGGTGTAATCGCGCCCCGTACCATAATCGTGGTGAGTCTGACTATCACCCTTCCCCATCGAGCCAAGCAATAAATGGGTGGAGTCAAAACACGAGAGGTATACGTTGCAGGGGCCCGTATCAAAGAGGCTTTGAAAGGTCATGAGGGTGTTCCTGTGCCAATGCGTGAGGGAGGCATCAGGTAGCCGCCCCTTGATGGACGGCGAAGGCCGTCAGGTTAGTAGGTGGACTACCGAAAACGCATGGGTCCGGGGTCCAGCTGTCGCCCCCTGCATTCGTTAGATTGGTGCTCTGGGTAGTATCGCCTAAGAGGTTTTTTGCCATGGAACCCTCCTAGATGGATACGTCGAGCCGGTACGGCCCGGTGTTGGTGTCGTAGGTGGCGCTCGGGTAGAGCGGCGAATCAATCACGGTGAAGGAAAACTCCGCGTTGTACAGCTCGCCGTTGTCCAAGGTGACGGTACAGAGGACGCCACCCCAGCCAGCGAAGTTGAATGAGACGTCAACCATGGTCTCGCGCTGCCCCTTGGCGATGCGCGGATTGCTCATGTAAAGGGACCAGGGCGAGGTGGTCTCCCAGCGGGCGCTGACAATGGTGCGGCCGGCGGGTAGCGCCCCATTGAAGTTGGCAATAACGCAGCGTTTGGCTTGCCGACGTACCCGGGTCACGGCTTGGCGCGAGAGCGTGTAGGCGGAGACGTAATTGCGCGTGGTCCGTCCTAGTTCCTGACACGGCTCTTCCAGGCCGGGCGCGACTGTGACGGCGGCAATGGCATCACTGCTGTAAGCGGTGCCCAATTCGCCAAAGGTCGAGGCGTAATACCGGAAACTGTCCGTTCCGGAAAAATCGGCATTCGCGGTGTAGAGAAGGCTGCTACCGCTGACGCTGGCACTTCCGTTGGCCGGCGTGCCATCCAATACAAGCTGCGCCCCCGTGACGGGCGAGGAAATCACGGGTGCCATCACGACGGGCGCCCCATTTTCCACGCCGGAACCGCTCACATTACCCACGGTCAGCAGGCTAAAGGTCGCGGTGTCGGAACTACAGCCGCTCCCGGCCACGATGGCGATACTGAGCTCGCCTACCCCGGACAGGTTCCACGTCGCCGGCTTGGGCGCGGCGGGGGCTTCGCTGAAATAGAACGGATCGGCCCCCATCTGCGTGGCTACATTCGACCCGTTCTCCGTGACCACGATGGACGATTGCCCGGCCACACACTGCCCATAGCCGCTGAGCTTGTCGGTACTGGTGTGGGTGCCTTGGTAGGTCAGAATCACGCTTTGATTGACTACCACGTAGTGCGTGCCGTCCCAGCAGGCGGGCGGCTGGTTGCCGCTGTCATCCTTCCACAGGCCGGCGTTTTGCATCAGGTTGTTCATGCGTACCCTTCCGGCCAAAGATGGACATCCCCTAACGCCAAGGCCCGTTGCCGCAGCGCGGAGTCTCCGTTGAGAATGAGGCGTGCGCGGCTCAGTGGATCAATGTGCCCATGGTAAACACGCTCGAGGCAATAAGCATCCTGCCCGGGTTGCCCATCCATAAAGGCGATGAGTGCCGTGCTATCACAGGCCGGCCACGGAGCAAAGTCGAACGCCGCGACAGGCTCGCGCCGAAACACCCGTAGTTGCTGGCGCAAGTCATTTTTCACGGGGGCGCCGTTTTGCCATGACCAGGACCGCGTGTAGACGGCCCGGGGGCGCTGAGCCAATGCGTCCCCCACGACGCATAGGGCGTTCGGCTCGATCCAGTCGTCATCGTCCACGCACGCCACATAGGGGTAATGGCCTAAGGCATACGCCGTGGCGCGCCCGGCCCCGATATGCCCCGCGATGCCCTGAACCACATGCAAGGCGACCGGGAAAGGAGCGGCACCCATGGCGACATGAATACTGGAGAGGCACCGATCCAGCCGATCTGTATCGGGCCCACAGGTCAAGACGTGAAGGTCTAGCATGGTGAACCTACACCGAAACACCGAACGGCCATGCGCGGTGGCTCCCCTTGGCTGGCGCCCGTCTACCTGCGTGCGAGCATACCCCAAAAGAAAGCCCCGCCAAGGGAGGCAGGGCAAGGTTGGAGGACGGTATCGCTCAGCGGGCCGGGGCCGAGGGGGAATCCTGAGCCGACAGACTTGCGTGCTATCCAGCAGGCACCCCGAGACGGATCGGGTCGAACGGTCATGCAGCGGGCGATACGTCGGGATCGACTCTAGTCGATTTCTTCACGGTCGCGCAAGCGGCGACGGGTGGACGGTAACACGTACTCCGCCTCCGCGCTGGTGACATGCCAGGCCGAACATGCCGGGCACCGGTAGGTGCGTACCTCAACCTTGGCTCCATGGCGCGAGCGATCCCGCTTGCGTCGTATTTCCGTGAGATTGCGCCGAGCCGAGCGCTCCGTGGCCCACGCTTTCTTGGTGCATACCGCCATGACCGTTCCCCTCTTAACGGTGGCCTATCATCCGAGCCATACCAGCAATGGCACCGTGATGATGACAGCAATCGCAATGGCTAGCCCGAGATCGAGCAGCGCTAGGGTCACCTCGTCGTGAGGATCGATCATGTCAGGCTCCCTTAGGGCGGAAGGTCGGGCGGCTATGGGCTTCGAAGGTTGTCATGCGGCGTCCTTTTTGCGGATGCTGAATCGAATGGTAGAGATGTCGTAGCCGCGAGCTTCAAGCTCTTCGACAAAGCTCTTTTCCGGCTTTCCGTCCCAGGTGTATCGGCGCCCGGCGAAGATGCAGTACAGGAGCGCTCGATCGCAGCGCGGGACGCCGTTGCCAGAATGGAATATCACGTCAGGCGAATCGCCGCGCTCATAGATCCCGTGGTAGACGTGCATTGTTCGCGGCTTCACGCTTGGCTTGCGCATCACGCCGCCTCCATCAGTTCGTCGGCCCCATCGGGGTCGGGATAAGTTCACGAAAGCGCACCACCAAGCGGGCGCCGTGGTCGTCGGGTGCATGGCGGTTCTTGACCATGCGCCGGATGTTCTTGTCATCGGTCCAGGCGATGCCGTTCAAGGCGTCGCTGGTGATCTTCTCGCAATTGCCCAGGTCGATGCATAGGACATCATCGTCCCAATAGTCGGGGTCTTTGGCGGCACGCTTGGCCCAATCCTTAGGGCGTCTCGGGTAGAGGTCGAGATGCAGCTCGATGCGTCCCATCAACGGCTTGCGAATCCCGGCCAGCATCGCGCGCACCTGACAGTCCCGCCGGTAGGCCTTGGCCTCGTCGGTGACGTAGGTGATGGCGCGGCTTTTCCCCTTCGGCACATAGCTGGCCCAGTACCGGTTAGCGGAGATGGGGTAGCCAAGGACCAGTTCCGTGAAGTCATGGGCTGTCATGCACTTCCTCCTTCAGCCCACGCCCGTCCGCGCCGTGTCAGGAAATAGCGCGGCTTGAAATCGTGGTTCGTGGTGGCGACGTGGCTGGAATCGATCAAGTGGCGCAGCTCCCGGCACACGTTCTTGGTGGTTTCGTGCAGCGCGAGGGCGAGGTCTTCGCGGGTCATGGGCTCTAAGAGCAGCGCGCGGCCCACGCGGTCGATGAGATGATCGGGAGTCGAGGTTCTCATAGAGAATCATCCTTGATGTCACCGTGAACCATGCTCAAAACCTCACAGGAAGCCCAAGGAGAGGCGCGCAGCCCATGGGGTATACCTAGGCATAGGTAAACGCTCGAAGCCTTCATAGCCCCATTCATGAGCAACCAGGCAAATCGATCAATGGTGGTCGTAGCCACGATGGTCGGCCTCCTTGTCGCCATGGCGCTTGCCGTACTCGGCGGACGCCACCTGATGCTGGGTCTTACCGTGGCCGTCCAGGGTGTCGTAATAGCACTTTTGGCAGCGGTAAATCGTGCGGTCGGGAAGGTGGACCGCGATATCGGCAAACCCGCGCGAGTAGAACCCCTCATGGCCGTCCTTGGGCGGATGCCAGACGGAACCGCAGCCCTTGTTGCCGCAGTAGGTCGGAACGGTCGGGCGTTCGTCGTCACGCTGGACGCGCTGCGAATATTTCATCGATGGTACTTACCCTCCGCGATGGCGGTGAAGTTGGTGGAATTGGTGATCCATTCGAGATCGGCCCGGAATGGCGGCCGGCCGTTGTTGCCTGGCACGCGGCCCATGAGGAACGCGGATGCGGCCACGTCGTCAAAGAAGTTTCGCCATGCCTCGACGCTTGGAAGGTCTTGTTCCCATCGCTGGCGGATCTGTCCCTTGCGTTTGTCGGTGAGCTTCTCGACGCGGGGCAGCGGTGGCGTGAGCACCTCGTGGTAAAGCTCAACCACCTTGGCGAACTCGACCGTGACCTTGGGACGTCCGTTGATGGGCTTGGGCGGCTCGGGTTTAGACCATACGCATGCGAATTGTCCACCCCCTGCGTTAGCAGGGGAAATATCCTGTTCCTGCTCCTGCGCTTGTTCCTGTTCCTGTTCCTGTATTGCTCCTGCTCCTGTTAATTGCTTCGAAGGGGCTTCGAAGGGCCTTCGGGAACGTCGTTTTTCCTTGAGGTGGAAATCACTGCAATAGCGGTCGAAAAACGGCTCCAAAAACGGGTTGTCAGGCAGCTGGCTGTAGTCCTTCTGGATGCCCAGACAGCGTTTGTCATCAGCCTTTAAATGCTTGGCAATCTGATACTTAGCCATTTCCACAACCCATACCATTTCGCTGGGATGGTCATACAGGCAGAACCCTGCATCGATGCACCTTGCAAGCCCCTTCGAAGCCCCTTCGAAGCCCAGCCCGGTTTCATGTGCGGCGTACAAAATCGGCTGGTAGTACATGCCGAGCATGTTGGAGAGCGGTGAAGTCATCAGGTAAATGGCCATGATGACCGCCTCAGGACCGTGCGCCTTGATCGCTTTGCCAGTTTCCCCCGTCCAGAAGTTCGGGGAAATTCTCCCATAGTCACGCATCGTCAACCCCTAGGGGCGATCGTCGCCCCGTCCCATGTCCATCGTATGGAAGCCTCATGCGAAGAGCGACGCTTGCGACGACAGCGACGCCAGATTCTTCACGGCCTGCTCGAAATAGCTGGTTTTCAGTTCCACACCGATGGCCCGGCGCTCCAGTTCGACGGCGGTATACGCTTCCGAGCCGATGCCGAGGAACGGGGTGAGCACCACATCGCCGGGGTTGGTCCACAGCTCAATGCCGCGACGGATGACCTCGAGCTGCAGCGGGCAGATGTGGCGTTCGTCGTCGTGCTCGCGGGCGCTGCGGAACTGCAGGGTATCGTTCGGGTTGATGTCCATCCAGACCGGGCTGGCGACCTTCTGCCAGCGGTCCACCGGGTACTGCGCCGGGTCATGCCGCACGCGGTCGATGATCTCGCCGGGCGCGCGCATGGTGACCAGGTAGTCCGGGATGCCCTGCCGGCTCATGGAGGCGTTCTCGCGCACCGTCTTGTGCAAGAGGCCCAGCGCCTTGGTGCGCTGCATCGCGGTTACCGGGTCTTTCCAGATGACCACTTCACTGGCAAAGATGAAGCCTTCCGCCTGAAACGCCCGGATCAGGTCGCCGCGAAAGTCCTTCAACCCAATGTAGCCATCACGTTCCTTGCTGGTCGGCAACAGCATGCAATGAAAGCTGACGTTGCGGCCCGGCTTCATCACGCGCCGAAGCTCGCGCACCAGGTAGCTGAAATGGTCGAAGAAGTCCGCGTCGTTGCGGCAGTTGCCCATGTCGCGCGGGCTGTTGGAATAGGTGTAGAGGCTGGCAAAGGGCGGAGAGAAGATGGAGTAGTCCACGCTTTTCTCGGGGAGTCCTTTCAATACCTCGACGCAGTCGCCGTGGTACAGCGCGTACTTGTCGGTCATCACTTGGTCAATCGTGTTCATGCGTGCTCCGTGGTGAGCCATGCCGGGGCCAGGACGGCCGCGTTGGCGTGATAGGTATTGGTTTGACGAATCAGCGCGCCGACTTCGGCCCGCACGGCGTCTTGCGTTTCCGCCGAGAGCGACTCAGCCATCGCGATGGCGTCGGCCTCCTTGCGCTTGAGATTGGCCAGCACGGCGCCTTCCAGCTGGCTAGCGAACAGATGGACCGACACCGGCCGTGTCTGGCCAAAGCGCCAGCACCGCCGCACGGCCTGGTAATAGGCCTCAAAGCTGTCCGTGACGCCCACGAAGGCCATGCGTGCGCAGTGTTGCCAGTTCAGCCCCCATCCACAGATCGACGGCTTGCTGACCAGCACGCGGATGCGCCCTTCTGCAAAGTCCGCTAGCCGCTGTTCTTTCACGTCCGAATCATCCGAACCCGTGATCTCCACGGCATCCGGGATCGCCTTCACCAACGCTTGTGATTCGGCGTTCAGGTCGCACCACACGATCCACGGCTGCGCATCGGCATTGACCAGCGCCGCACACGCGGCGACCCGATCCGTTAGCGACGCTTTGCGGGCATTGCGGCGCTCACTCAACGTCTGCGCTTCCAACGCAAACAGCATGCCGGCCGCGTCCGCGTCGGTGGCAATCATGTGCTCGGTCAGCGTCAAGGGTGGCAACGCATGCCGGCTGTCATCGTCGCCAAGGTCGGACGGCCGACGCACCAAGGCGCCCCAGGAAGCCACCCAGCGCCAAAACTGCGTGCGCGCGTGGCCTTTCAGGCGCCATACCTGCGTCTCGGCGCCGTCATGCACGAAATACTCCGCCAGCATCTCGGCGCGGGTGCACACCCCCAGGAACTCCGCGTGGGTGCCCAGTTCCGTCCAATCGTTCGGAGCTGGCGTGGCCGTGGCGCATAGCTTGTAAGGCGTGGTAGCAAACGCCGTCAGCAAGGTCGCCAGCGTGCGCGTGTCGTGATGCTTGATACACGAGGATTCATCCAGCACAACCGCGCCGAACTGCGCCGTATCAAACTTATGCAGCCGGTCGTAGTTGGTAATGGTGATGCCCTCACTGACCTGGTGCGGTTCCCGCGCATGGGTGACGGCAATGCCCATGGCTTGACCTTCGTGCACGGTCTGTTCGGCCACCGCCAGTGGCGCCAGGATCAGCACGCGGCACCCGACATGCTCATATACCAGCTTGGCCCAGCTCAACTGCATACGGGTCTTGCCGAGTCCCGTATCGGCAAAGATGGCCGCGCGTCCCCGACGGAGGGACCACCGAACGAGCGCATCCTGATAGGGGAATAAGCCATCGGGGAGCGTCAACGACTCCACGTCAGGGAGGCCCGACGGCATCAAAAGGGCCAGTTTGGCGGCTAGCAGCGTGTCATAGCTCATGGTGCACCCCGCAGTGCAAAGCGATAGGCGAACTGGCGTCCCGTGTGGATCGTTCCCACGCGGCATACGATGCCCATGGCTTCCATCTTGGATAGCGATGAATACACCGCGCTGCGGCTTCGACCGGTCGCGTTGCTGAGCTCATCAATCGTCTTGGCGCCTTGGGCTAGTTCCGCTTCAAGAACGGGTCGAAACGTGGCCGGGCGGCTCATGCGGTCACCTCGTCACTGGCATGGCCCTGCGCGCTTTCTTTGGCATTGTGGTTTAGCCAAAGCCGCGCCTTCAGGTCGAGCAGCTCGCCTTCGCCAACGGCAATGGAGCCATCGGGAAGGAGGCGGGCATCGTGCTGGTGCATGTCCCAGGCGGTGTGATTGAGAGTGATTCGGCTCACGATGCCCGCCTCCCGTTGATGAAACCGTAGGTGTAGCTGACGCAGCACGCCAGCACGAAGCAGACAATCATGGTGGTCATACGTTGGCCTCCTTGTTAGCCCTGCGGGTCTGTTTGTTCTTTTCGCGCTGGTGAAGGCGCATGAGGGTTTTCCCCGCGCCGTAGCGGGGCTCCGCGTTACGTCCTGACTTGAGGTCATGGATAGCCTGTAGTGACAGGCCGCAGGCTTCGCCCATCGCCCGCAGGCTCATGGACTCATTGAGGTCGCCAACAATCTCTTGCCAGTTGGGGGTTTCTTGAGCTTCGGTCATGGTTCCACTCCGGTTATGTCGGAGTGGAAGGTACTGCTAAATTTATTTTCGCGCAAGTGGAATAAAACGCTTGACAAGAAATCCACGCTGGCGGAATATGATCGTCACCCAAGACAAACGGACCCAAGCCATGACCCATAACCCCGTCTTTGATGCCACGCTCCGCGCCTTCGGTGGCGCCGCCTACGCCAACGTACAGGCGTTGCAGACCCACACCACGATCCGCGTGGAGAAGGTGGAAATCACGTTGCCGCATGACAACACCTGCCATCCCGAGGTGTACCGCACGGGATACGCGAGTGACGCCGTGCTGGCGCAGGCTTACGAGATGTTGGCTGAGCGTCACCTGCAAGAACTGTATGACCTGTGCTGCGAACTGACGGAGAAAAAGGCATGAGCTACCGCAACGTAATCCGTACTAATAGCGTCGCCACCTTGGGAAGCACGAAGGTA